GTGACAGCAGGAGATTATGTTGTATCAGGTCCAAGTAAAGAAAAATATAGTCCTGGTAACGAGCAAAAATTTATTAAAAATTATCCTATTGAAGCAGGCCCTGGAAAAAGAAAACCTGATATCAACTCTGTTAGAATGGTGGCAGTATACACTGGAAATCAAACAGTTAGTTTTACTGCACCATGGGGTAACCCGATGGTTCTCAAACCTGGTGATTTTCTTGTAAAAGAAGATGAAGGTAAGTATTATAGAATTGCTGCTTTTGAATATAATCAAACCTACAATCCACCTGGAAAATAATATGATTTCACAATTAGTACCAATGGTGGTTGAGAAGACCGGTCAAGGCGAACGTGCGTTTGATATTTTTAGTCGTTTGCTTAATGAACGTATTGTTTTCCTAAATGGTCCAGTTGATGACCACAGCAGCAATCTTGTAGTGGCACAGATGCTACATTTGGAGAGTGCCGATAGTGAGAAAGATATTCACTTTTACATCAATAGTCCAGGTGGTGTGATCACCAGTGGCATGGCTATCTATGATGTTATGCAATTTGTTAAACCAGATGTAGCCACTTATGTTATGGGGCAGGCCTGTAGTATGGGAAGTTTCCTAGCACAAGCAGGAACAGCAGGTAAACGGTTTATGTTACCACATAGTCGCCATATGATTCATCAGCCAAGTGGTGGTGCTCGAGGTATGCAAAGTGATATTGAAATCCAATACAAAGAAATTACACAGATGAAACATATGCTTACTGAGTTGTATGTTAAACATAATACAGCTGGTAAGACCTACAAGCAATTTGAACGAGACATGGATCGCGATACGTTTATGAGTGCTGAAGAAGCATTGGCATACGGGCTAGTTGACAAAATTGTTGAAAAGCGTTAACTCGTAATAGAATTACTCCTCGAGTAATAGTAAATATATTACTTGAGGGCATTTATGAATTTTCATTATCAATTAATTATTTTATTCGTTGGTGGGTTTTTTGGTTGGAGTTTATTTGTATACACGTTATTGAGTTCGCTATGCAGTCGTAAAAAAGAAATACATATGATAGAAGAAATTGCTGAAGAACTTGAAAAAGTTAAGGAAGATATAAAAGCACTTAAATAACAGTGCAAGCGGTCTTGGCGTCACCCCCGCTTTACAAACTCTGCCGCCTATGCTATAATAACATAGGAGAACATAATGGCAAAATATATTTCAACAAAGACCTATAATCAGATAGGTCCAGTGGCTTACCGTCAATGGCGTGCTGATAGTCACTGCAATCTAATTCATGGGTATGCTCTAAGTTTCCATTTAGAATTTGAATGTGATACATTAGATGCACGTAACTGGTGTATGGACTTTGGTGGCTTAAAACCACTTAAGGGCTTGCTTGAAGACTGGTTTGATCATACGCTACTAGTGGCACAGGATGATCCCATGCGCGAACATCTGCTCGAATTGGGCAAACTTAAACTTGCCAAAATTACAGAAGTTGAAAAGACCGGTTGTGAAGGTATTGCTGATTTCTTGTATGAATACATTAATACAATCTTTTTGCCAAGTTATGGTGAGAAGGAACGTGTTTGGTGCTGTAAAGTACAGGTACGTGAAACTGATGCCAATATGGCCATGCGTGTAGGACATCGTGAAGATAACGAATTCCAGGATTAAAATGAACGTTAAAGAAAAAGAAGTATTGGATATCCTCCAAGAAGAATGCGCCGAAGTTATACAAGCGGTAAGTAAGATTAGACGCTTCGGCGCTAATAATGTCAAACCCGGCAAACCTAAAACCAATCGAGAACATCTTGAAGAAGAATTAGGTGACATGATGGCAATGATTGACATTATGCTAGAATTAGATATAGTAGATATGGATAATCTTGAAATTGCAAAAAAAGCCAAGATTGAAAAACTTAAACAATGGTCTAACATTTATATACCCTTATGAAAAAAATATTAGTAACTGGTGGTGCTGGATTTTTAGGTAGCCACCTATGTGACAGATTAGTCAAAGACGGGCATCATGTTCTGTGTGTAGATAATTATTTTACCGGCAGCAAAAAGAATATCGAACAACTGTTAGATTACAAAAATTTTGAAGTTATGCGTCAAGACGTTTGTTTTCCACTATATGTTGAGGTAGATGAGATTTATAATCTTGCGTGTCCGGCAAGTCCTTACTACTACCAATGGGATCCAATTCAAACTATGAAAACTAGTATAATTGGAAGTTACAATTTACTAGGTCTTGCCAAACGTACAGGTGCCAAAATCTTACAGGCCAGTACTAGCGAAGTATATGGAGATCCACATGTTCATCCACAACATGAAGAATATTGGGGTAATGTAAATCCAATTGGTATACGTAGTTGCTATGATGAAGGCAAACGTGCTGCTGAAACATTGTTTATGGATTACTACCGTGTTCATGAAGTTACTGCTAAAATTGTACGTATTTTTAACACATATGGCCCAAGAATGGCGGAAAATGATGGTAGAGTTGTTAGTAATTTCATTGTACAAGCATTGCAAGGCAAAGACATTACCATATATGGTTCAGGACAACAAACTCGTAGTTTCTGCTATGTTGATGATTTATTGGATGCTATGCAGGCAATGATGAATCATGACGATGACATGTATATTGGACCTGTTAATATTGGCAACCCGGGCGAGTTTACCATGTGGGAATTGGCGCATAAGGTAATCGAATTGACTGGAAGCAAAAGTCAAATTCTCCAAATGCCATTACCACAAGATGATCCAAAACAACGTAGGCCCGATATTACAGAAGCAAAAGCCATGCTCAATTGGGAACCAAAAATTAATTTAGAACAAGGCCTTATCAAAACGATTGACTATTTCCGTAATATCGCGTAAAATAATAACATGAAATATACTATTCAATGGCAACAATACTATTACAATTGGGAACCTATTGAGTTGCCAATTTGTAATTTTGCAGAAGCACTAGCAGTTATTAATATGATTAGGAATAAACAATGACAACTACCGCAACAAGTTGGACAGTTACATTAGAAGAAGCAGAGGATGGCAGTGGCGATCTTGTTATGCCATTGCCCCAAGAACTGCTAGATTCACAAGGATGGAAAGAGGGCGATACGCTAGACTGGAAAGAAGGCGACAACGGCTCCTGGACTCTATCAAAAATTTAATATAAAGATTAATATGATCACTCTCATCGGACACGGTTATGTAGGAGAATATATTTCTCAAGAACTTGATAATCAAAAAATAACGCATCACTGGATTACACATAATGATGCTATAGATAAAGATACTCAAGTAATTATTAATGCTGCTGGCTATACCGGCAGTCCAAATGTAGATGCTTGTGAAATATACAAACAAGAAACAATTAACGGTAATGTAATATGGCCAGTTCAACTTGAATTGAGTAATCCTAATATTCCAATTGTTCACATTAGTAGTGGTTGCATTTATACAGGTTACGAAAAAGATTTTACTGAAGAAGACGAACCAAACTTTGATTTTAATAACGGAAGTTTTTATAGTGGATCTAAAGCATTAGGTCAAAAACTTTTAGAACCGTTTTTACATAAAAGTTATCTGTTACGCATTCGTATGCCATTTGGTGACAAAGCACATCCTAAAAACTTTTTAACTAAAATGAGAAACTATAAAAAGTTGATGAGCTATGATAATAGCCTAAGTTACATGCCCGATGTTGCTAAATTTTCAGTAGAATGTGCCGTAGGACATATTCCTAAAGGTATATACAATCTGTCTAATCCCGGATCAAGCAATGCCAAAAAAATAGTCAGCATGATGGGCATTGAAAAAGAATTCTTTACAGAAGAAGAATTTATCAACGCAGTAGTTGCAGCAAGAAGTAATTGTATTTTAAATGCAGATAAGTTACAATCTGTATTCCCCATACAAGATGTAGAAACTGCATTAAAATTGGCAATATCTAATTATAAATGAAGAAAGTGTTAAATGACTAAACGAATCGGTTTTGCCTGTAAATGGATCGATAATGCAACACAGGTTAATGGAATAGATTCCAAGGACGATGCTAAAAAATATAATACAGGTGGTACTACTGTTTCATGGTTAAATAGACAGAGCAAAGATGTTGCAGAGCAAAAACTCTGGGATATCATGGTAAGTAATATTGAAAGTACTAGATTACTAGTAGAAAGAGTAGGACAACTTGAAGAAAATCTTAGGATGGTTCGCCTTAGTAGCGATTTGCTGCCTGTTTATACCCACGCTGATTGGAGTTATTTTTGGCGTCGGCTCGATGTTCGCAACTATTGCGAGCGCTATTTTCTCACTATTGGCGATAGTGCTCGTAGGAGCAATACACGTCTTTCTTTTCATCCTGGCCAGTTTACTGTTCTTGCTAGTATTAATCCCGGGATTGTTGATAGGAGCATAGATGAGTTTGAGTATCACACCGATATTGCCCGTTGGATGGGTTTTGGCAAAACATTCCAAGATCTCAAAATCAACGTCCACATATCAGGTAAAGAAGGCCCTGATGGCATACGACGAGCATATGCCCGTCTTAGCCCCGAAGCCCGCAATTGTATCACAATCGAAAACGAAGAAAACGCCTGGGGACTAGATGATTGCCTTACTATTAGCGATATCGTTCCTATTGTGCTCGACATTCATCATAATTGGATTAGAGAAGGTGAATATATCACACCGGTGGATGGTCGCGTTAATCGTGTGGTGGACAGTTGGCGTGGTCTGCGCCCTACACTTCATTATTCTCTTAGTCGAGAGGATTATTTGGTTGGTCACAACACTGATGTAATGCCGGATCATTCTGCATTATTAGAATCAGGTCACAAAAAACAAAAGCTCAGAGCCCATTCTAATTTTTATTGGAATAAACCAGTAAACGAATGGGCGCTGAGTTTTCTAGATCGATTCGACATTATGTGCGAATCTAAAGGCAAAAATTTAGCCAGCTTTGCATTACACAAGCAGGCTAAAGAATTAAACCTTCTTTGATTTTGTAACTTTAGGAGCCTTAGCTTTTGCTGGGGCTTTTTCTTCAGCTACAGGTGCTGCCTTAGGAACACGTGGCTTACGTGCTTTCTTTTCAGGAGCGGGTGTTTCTACAACTACTGAGGCAACTGTCGTTTCAGGAACAATTACTTCAATAACAGCAGGTGCTGCAACTGGAGGCATAGTAATAATTACTGGCTCGGGTAATTTGTATGGTGCAACACCAGGCGCAACTACATCAACTTGTGGTTTCCCCACAAAAAACTCTTTGATCTTTTTGAACATGATCGGTTTCCTTTATAAAAGTATATACTTATTTAAGCATCACTAAATATTAACATGCAGAAAACGATACCCGTCAATGCAGAAAACTCAAAGGATAGCAGATGTCTAACAATATTGAGACGACAGATGTAGAAATTGACGAGGTCGATGGCTACTCAGATAATGAATTTAGCTTTATCCTTGATGAAGATGGCGATTTAAAATACTTTATGATGCCAGAAAATCTAATGGAAGATGTTCCAAAAAAAGTAAAAGTCATACTAAAAATGTTTGGAATTACGGATATCAACGAATTAGGCAATCACACATTGCACTAGTTTACCAAACATTTTAGGTAAATACCTCTATAAGTATCTATAGAGGACTAAAATGGCTCAATTACTCGTTAATCTCGGGGGTCAACCCAACGACGGCACCGGAGATAGCATCCGGGATGCATTTGATAAAATTAACACTAACTTTTCAGAAGTTTATTATGATGTATCAACAGTTCAATCAGTTGTTAACTCTTCTACCTATGTGGCAAACCAAGTATCAACCGTAGAAAATTTTAACACCACAATTGCCGATTTTGCTGCAACACAAGCATTATTCCAAGCAGATTTAAATAATTTAAGTGGTAACAATAAAATATTAAAACTAGCGGTGTCAACCGGTGCTCCGGTTAGTCCAGTCGTTGGGATGTTTGCGGTAGCAGATAGAGTTACATGGGATCCGGCATCTAAAGGATCTGGCAGTGCATACCCCGTTTTTTATAATGGGTCAACCTGGAACGCACTGTATTAAAATATTATGGTTAAATGGACTACCCCTGCAGGATTTTTATTTACTGCCACTGCGGCTGTTAGTACATCAGTGGCAGTTGTTGCTACCGGGTCTAATATTACGTTTTCCTTGTTGACTGGGAGTTTACCATTAGGGTTATCATTTAGTAATACAGGTACAATATATGGTACTGTAAATAATGTATTGTATGATATATCAAATACATTTTGTGTAAGGGCTAAAGATGATAACGGCGTTAAAGATAGAACCTTTAGGATAGATATTACTGGCAATACTGCACCAGTTTGGGATACCGAAGAAGGTTATCTGCCTATAGGTGAAGGCGGTAAAAAATATGCATTGAATAATCAATGGGTTAATTTTCAATTAAGAACTCACGACCTTAGTGGCTCAACTATTAACTATAGTTTAACTAGTGGAGATCTTCCCCCAGGACTGATGTTAAGCTCAAATGGTATTATATCAGGATTTATCAAAGACAAATTAACATTTGATAGTTTAGGATTAAGTCCGCAATCATACGATACTGGGGAGTTTGATGCTTTTGGATTTGATCCTATATTGACATTTGCTGGGAATCAAGTAGTAGTACAACTAGTAAGTCAACCTAAAACATACCAATTTGGTATAACCGTTAGTGATAATGTATTAACAGCTACTAGATTTTTTAATATTACAGTAATTAATGAAGATATGTTTAGGGCAGACAATGTCTACTTAAATTATAATGATAGTATTTTAAGTACTGATAGCATACGTGCAAATGCCAGTTATTTACAAATTCCAAAATTTTTGAATGGTTCAGATCTTGGTATAGTAAGAGCTGATAATAACGTAGATTTAGATGTAAGTACATACGTAATAGATCCATTAGTTGGTGAAGTAACATACTCAATTATTAATGGTCCGACTGAATACACAAGACTACCTAATGGGTTAACACTAGATAGTGAAAAGGGCCATATCTATGGTTATATATCCTATCAGCCTGCGTATACTAAAAATTATAATTTTACCATAGCAGCAACAAAATTAAATTATAAAACAACATCCACTATTGAAGTTATTAATACATTTACACTTAAGGTCGTTGGAAATGTATTCAGCAGTATTGAATGGATTACTGATGGCGATTTGGGAAATATTGATGCTAACGTTGTTAGCGAACTGTATGTTAAAGCTCGGGAACTTTCAGGAAATTTTAATATCAAATACCAAATCAGTGACGGATCATTGCCGAATGGATTAGAACTAGCGCAAGATGGTACTATTATTGGCCGGGCAGATTTCAATCCTGGTAATTTTACATTCACTGTATTAGCCGGAGATGTATATGGATTGAGTAGTATATCTAGAACATTTAAATTAACGGTGTCAATAATAAATCTAGTCCCAACTACACAAATTTATGTAAAACCATTTTTGAAAAGTAGTGATCGAACTTTATATCAAAATTTTATTAATGATTCTTATATTTTTGATCCTTCATTAATTTACAGATATTTTGACTCAAATTTCGGAATTCAGAAAGACATTAAAATGTTTTTAGAATACGGAATACAATTAGTGGATTTGAAATATTATGCAACAGCATTAGAGTTAAATTTTTATAGAAAAAATTTATATTTTGGAGATTTAAAAATAGCTGAAGCTAGGAACGATGCCGGGGATATCATATATGACGTTGTTTATTTAGATATTATAGATACATTAAGCAGTAATACATCTAATACTCCGTTAGTAATTCATGATAATTCAGGTAAATCATTTTACCCTGCAAGTATACCTAATATGAAAACTCGGTTAGAAACAATTCAATTGACTACTGCAACTATTACAACTAACGAATATAATTTACCATTGTTTATGCGTACACCGCAAAATTCTAGCTATAGTCCTGCAAATTATATACCAGTTGCTGTTTTATGCTATGCTCTACCTGGATATGGAATTAAAATTGCCAATCGAATAAGAAGATCTGAATTTGATTTTAAAAAGTTTAATTTTGAAATTGATAGGATTATAATAGAAGAAAATGCCACTCCTGAATTACCCAACACAGTTGGACCAAATGTAGTGCCCGTTGCCCTTAAAGGAAGAACCGCTAAATATCTATTAATTAATCGAAAAAGTATATCGGATGGGATTCGTTTAAATTAACAACAGGAGTTGACGATTTTCCATTTAAAAAATCAAACTAAATATTAATATGACAACTAGACCCGATTTAACTTCATTGCCGCAATTAACAAGTCCCTCGAGTGGAAACACCCGGTTTATAGTTCAAGATATGGGTGTTAACGAAACTATTACTGTTGCTCAAGCAATAGATTTACTTAACACACAAGGAATTCCTGGACCAAGCGGTCCGCAAGGATTTCCTGGACCAAGCGGTCCGCAAGGACAACGGGGGTTTACTGGAAGTGTTGGACCAAAGGGTGATCCAGGCGGGCCTACTGGGCCAGCTAGTACTATATCTGGACCACAAGGTGCAAGAGGAGCTAGCGGTCCAACTGGACCAACTGGTCCACCTGGTGTATATGCAGGTAAAGGATATGATGGATCAGCAAGTACGGTAGCCGGGCCCACTGGACCGCAAGGACCAAGAGGCCCGCAAGGATATGCAAGTAGTACCGCTGGCCCTCAGGGATATTGGGGATCTGCCGGTTATGCAGGCAGTCGGGGATTTATTGGATTTTATGGGTCAATTGGTCCCACAGGCCCGCAAGGACTACCAGGAAATGTTGGTGCTACAGGACCAAGCGGCCCAGCAGGAGCATCTGGTCCATCTGGGCCAACTGGACCACAAGGATCCGTTGGATTTTATGGCAGTAGAGGATACGACGGGTCAGCTAGTACAGTTCGAGGATTACCAGGTGTCCCAGGTCCGACAGGACCATCAGGACCACGTGGCCCCAGCGGGCCAAGCGGTCCATTGGGACCAAGCGGTCCAAGTGGATTCAACGGACCAAGTGGACCGCAAGGTCCTGTGGGATTTTATGGTAGTACAGGATATGATGGATCAATAGGCCCGACCGGGCCTAATGGCCCAAGTGGCCCAAGTGGACCAACAGGACCTGAAAGTATAGTGCCAGGACCCACTGGTCCAAGTGGTCCAAGTGGACTACCGGGAGCATCTGGGCCATCTGGGCCAACTGGACCAACTGGACCCGGAAGTACAATACCCGGCCCAAGTGGTCCGAGTGGTCCGAGAGGATTTGATGGTAGTCGCAGTTCAATTGCAGGGCCAACTGGTCCTCCAGGAGCAAGCGGACCACAAGGACTACCAGGACCCACCGGACCGGGCGGTCCCACTGGGCCATCTGGACCAGGTGGTCCTACTGGGCCAATTGCAGGTAGCAACACTACTATTATATACAACAGCAATAATGCTGCTGCTGGTAGCTTAAATTTAACTTGGGACGGTACCAATCTATATGTTAATGGTGGAATAAATGCCACTGGGGATGTAACAGCATTTTACAGTTCGGACGAAAGGCTTAAAACTCAGGTTGAGCCTATTACTGATGCATTGGCAAAAACAATGTCATTAAATGGTATTACTTTTAATTGGAATTCACTAGCAGAAGGCAAAGATTTAACTGTCAGAGAGCCCGGTGTGATTGCTCAACAAGTAAAAGAAGTTTTACCAGAAGCTGTAGCTTTGAGAGATAATGGATATCTAGGGGTTAGGTACGAAAAATTAGTTCCGTTATTAATTGAAGCCATTAAAGAGTTAGGAACTGAGCTTGCCAAGATTAAGAAAAAATTGAACTAACTTAGACTAGGCGTAAATATTAAAATAACGGAGCTCAACGGTGTCAATTACAGTAACCAATTATATTAGCAATATTAATACAACATTTCCAAATCCTGGAAAAGATAATCCTACGCAGACTTTTCGAAATAACTGGACCAATATTGCAGGTGCATTAACTACATTAAACACCGATGTTAGCCACTTAATAGCATACGCAGCAGATGTTACAAATACAGCAACATCGTTTTTTGGACATACTATACAAGATGTAAATTTAAAAAATTCATCAGTTTCAATGTTAGATCTCGGAACACAATCAGGCGATGTTGTTATAGATTACACTAGTGGCAGCTATCAAAAAATTACACTAACTTCTGGCGTACATAATATAAGTTTTATCAATTGGCCAGCAAATGGTAAAGCCGCTGCAATGAAATTATCAGTAGTTGCATTGTCCCCAAATATAACCAATATTGTGTTTACAGGAACGTTACCTCTAGGTCCAGCACAGAATCCATATGTCCTATATAGAGCAAATAATCTTTTTGAAATACAAAGTGAATATTCATCATTAGATATTTCAAATAGAGTATTTGTAAGATCATTAAATGAATTCATATTTGATAATAGCAGTGTAAGTGGTCAAGTTGCTAATAGCTATATCACTCAATATACTGGTGATTCGTCGGCCAATCTTATAAATCGAGTTAGCACATTATCAGGATCAAATCATGCAATGTTGGTAACTAGCAACATTAGTGGACACCCTGTAGCTGGTTTACAAGCATTGTTTCCTAATATTGTTAAAACTACAATTGTTTACGGCGCTACCTCCGATCCAGGTTATACTACCGCCACTACATTTACAGTGGCATCTACACAAGATATAATGGTAGGTGCTACATTTTATTTGCCAACCACTTCAACGCAATTGACTGTAACACAAGTTGGAACAACTACCATAACTTCAGATCCTTGGTGGCCTGTTGGTATTGGTACTGGAACCGTAAGATTTAAAAATCCAACATTTGGAACCTGGGGTGAAGCATCGGCATTTCCAACAGTTGCATATATGTCTGCATCAGCAGCAAATACTACCACAGGTGCAGCAAACACATTTACAGGTGGAATCTACGCCAATGCTAATAGGTTAGAAGTAACCTTTGCAGATCCTAATTTAGGCGCAGTCAATACATTTGCCATTGATACTGTAACGGCTGCAACTACATCATCTGATAGAAGTACAAAGTTAGCCAATACAAATTTTGTACATCAAGTATTACCATATGGTGTAATTCTTATGTGGAGCGGAGCAAAATCAGCAATACCATTAGGGTGGTTATTATGTGATGGGAATAATAATACACCTAACCTACAAGATAGATTTATTATAGGTGCAGGAAGTACATATGCGGTTGCTGCAACTGGTGGTAGTGCCAATGCTGTATTGTTGGAACATGCTCACGTAATAATAGAACCAGGTGCGGCTGGAGATAAAGGACATCAACACACATTCCAAACATTCCCTGGTGCTGATGGCGCTGGACCACCGTCAAATAAAGGTACTGGTGGTGGTGGAAATCAATATACTGAAAAAGCAGAAACTGGAGTTAGTGTTGGAGAAGTTACTGGGCAAACTACTGTTCCTTCAGGTGCAGGTTTAAATCTTCCACCATACTATGCACTTTGCTACATAATGAAAGTAACTGGATAATGTACCATCCGTTATTGGGCGATATTAAAAAAATAAAAGATGCTGATTTGGAAGACAAAATTCTAGATCTTTCTAAAAAATATGGAATTGCTATGCGTTTAGGTCAAGGTGCTGCTGGTCAGCAAATTATTATGATTCTAGATGCATATAAAACTGAACTTTCAGAACGACAACGTAAATCTTTGGAAACTGCACTAACCAAGAAAAACAAAGATTTAGATAATTTAATCAATGTCGACTAATCTCACACAATTTGTTTGGCCCACTAGTTTTGTATGCACTATTGTTACAGAAAATCTAGTACTGCCTACCTCTTATAATATCAATGTAAGTGTCGATCCATCATCTGGCACACAGCTTAATATTAATACCGGATTTAGAAAACTTAGAAGTTTTGTGGATATCAAATTACAAAATAGCATATTCATCTGGAAGGGCAGCGATTTAGCTGACGCATTATCTAATGTTGGAAATAATAGAGTAATATTTCCAACAGAGCCATATGATTTTTTTGTGGGGTGTATACTTTACAATAAATTTTTATCCATTACTCATGAATATTTCCAAATAGATTTTATATCCATTGACAGTGCAATAGGCGATCACGTACAATATACTATAGGTGATCCGGAAGAATCTGGATTAGATTTAGATGGCAATTTTTGGTGGAATACAGATACATTGGATACGGGAACTGGTGAAGATATTCCCTGGGATGATCTTGATATTGGAGTTGCTGCTAAGTTTGAACCTAGGATTATCCAAGGCGGACTAAGTGAAAATAAATGATTACGGTCAGGTAATAATAACAACTGACGAAGCATTTCAATCGTTATATACAGGAAAAATAAACACATTAGAATTGGTGTTTATAGATAACGACAAAGAAATTTCAAAATATAATTCTGCAAGATTAGCCAACGCTGATAGAATTCCAGAATTACACACGCTGATTGAATCTAATTTATCGATTAAAGATTTTGATAATTTAAATCAAAACAATTGGTTCATGCCTGATGACTATAAAAATTTTGAAATAGCCGACTTTCTATTAGATCAATGCCAAAATAAAGACCAAGAAAATCGAGTCATAGAAGAACTGGCATTATATTTTCAATATAACATGATAGACCTATTAAGGTATTGTAAATATCTAGTAGATACTATGCGAGCAAATAATATACTCTGG